TGTTCGGCGTGGTGAACAAGCAGCCCGAGATGTCGGGCATCCTGCTGTTCGGTCAGTCCACGGCTCAACCCTGATGACGTAGCGGGCCGGTGACCCCGGCCCGCATCGCAACCGCATCTCAAGGAGTTCACACATGTCCTACCAGACCATCGCGGCGCAAGGCACCGCTGTCGTCACGCTGACCGCTGGCCAGAAGATCGTCGTCCAAACCCAAGGCGACGCCGAGATCCTGCAGCAAGTCGGCTACCCCAACTACCCGTCGCAGTTGGACCTGTTGAGTGCCCTGACCAACGGCACCTACACCTCGTCCGCCTTCACCGACGGTGCCACCATCGAGATTCGCGCAGGCGCGTTCCCGGTGTTGTACGACGTCGGCACCGACCCCGCAATCGGTGACAACGGCAATTGGCAACCCCAGGGCGATCCCGTCGCGCTGAACGCCACCGGCAACCTGACCGCTGCGGCGATGCTGAACGGCCTGGTGACGTCCACGACCGCCGCTGCCGTGACCGCCACGCCGCCGACCGGTGCCGTGCTCGATGCCGCCACCACCCTGGCCGTGAACGAGAGCTTCGACTTCTCGGTCATCAACACGGGTGCGAGCAACGCCTTCACGATCTCGGTCGGTGGTGGTGTCGCCGGCTGCACGCTGGTCGGCAACATGGTCGTTGCGCTGAGTTCGTCGGGCCGGTTCCGCGTGCGCAAGACCGCTGCGGCGACCTACACGATTTACCGCATCGGCGGCTAACGCCACTGGCAGTCTGAAACGCGGGTGGTGGTTGCAAGCTGCCACCCGCGTTTTTACATGAGGAGCGCACTATGCCGTTGAAGAAGGGCTACTCCCAGAAGTCGATCAGCGAGAACATCTCGAAAGAGATGAAGCGTGGCAAGCCGCAGAAGCAGGCTGTCGCCATCGCGCTGAACACCGCCCGCACCGCCGCCACCAAGGCCGGGATGCCGAGCAAAGCGCCGAGGAAGCGTTGATGAAGCGCGGCCTGTACTCCAACATCCACGAGAAGCGCGAGCGGATCAAGGAAGGCAGCGGGGAGCGCATGCGCAAGCCCGGCGCCAAGGGTGCTCCGACCGCCAAGGCGTTTCGAGACTCCGCCAAAACCGCCAAGAAGCGATGAACTACCCTACCTTCGTCTACAAGTCCCCTGGCCCGTTCGGCGGTCTGCTGGGCGGCTCGTATCAGTACCGCAGCGTGACCGATGCAGCAGATCACGAGGCCGCGCTGGCGGACGGATGGCATGCCACCGCTGACGACGCCATCGTGGCGGCTGGGAAAGAAGCGTTCACCCATGGGGTGAACAAGCGCCAACTCGCCCGGGTGCTCAAGGACAAGCCTTGGGAACGTCTGCCGAAGCCTGCGAAACCTGTTGAAGTGGTTCCCGTGGTCGAACCTGTCGCGCAGGCGCCAGCAGATGACGCCCCGCCGACTCGCGCAGAGATCGAAGAACAGGCTACACTTCTGGGTATCAAGTTCGACGGGCGCACTTCCGACAAGCGCCTGCTCGACCGCATCGCAGAGGCGATGAAAGGGGCCTGATCGTGGGCTACAGCAAGCGCCAGTTCCTGACCGCCGCCTTCACCGAAATCGGGATGGCGTCTTACGTCTTCGACCTTCAGCCCGAAGACCTGGAATCGGCGCTTCGTCGCCTTGATTCGATGATGGCCGACTGGAACGGCAAGGGTATCCGCCTGGCCTACCCGCTTCCGGGTTCACCGGAAAGCAGCGATCTCGATGGCGAGTCCGAGGTGCCTGACAGCGCCAACGAGGCAATCATCGCTAACCTGGCGATGCGATTGGCCCCGAGCTACGGCAAGCAGGTGTCGCCGCTGACCCTTGTCACGGCGAAGACTGGTTACAACACCCTTCTGTCGCGTGCCACGATGCCCTACGAGCAGCAGTTCCCCGGAACGCTGCCTTCCGGTGCCGGCAACAAGCCGTGGCGCGTCTACGATGATCCCTTTGTCCGCCCACCGGTCGATCCGGTGTTGACTGGTCCTGAAGGACCGCTGGAGTTCAACTGATGCCTGCAATCAACCAGTACCCGCAACTCAAGGCGGCAGACGGTTCCGATAATGTCAACTTCACGCAAGCTGGTTCAAACGTTGTCACGAGAACCGTGCAGGATAAGCTGCGCGATGTTGTGAGCCCGTTGGACTTCGGTGCGATTGGGAATGGTGTTGCCAACGATGCCGCTGCTCTTGTAGCTGCGATTGCCACAGGCAAAGTAGTCGATGGTGGTGGTTTGACCTACGGGGTGGCCGGGACGGTTACTCTGGCGAACACGATTGCCGGCTTGCAGAACATCCGAATCAAACAGTTGACCCCCACGGCAAGCAACACGCGCACGTTGGTAATCGATGGTGCGTCGGAGTTCTTCTTACGTGATGTGACCGTGGATCGGGGTGGGTCTGCCGGCTACACGGTCGGAGCCATTGGTTCAAGTGGTGAATGGGCTGGTATTCGCATCAGCAACAGTTCGCGTTTCACACTGGACAATGTTCTGGTGACCAACGGCGGTCGCGGCACGGGCATTGTGCTGTGGGTTTGCACGGATTTTGAGTGTGTAGCATCGGGCGTCACTGAGCACTACTGGCAGGAGGTGAATCCTGCGGTGCCGGTAGTGACCGACGACATCATCCAGCCATTCTGGGTAAATGGCTGCTCGCGGTTCACGTTCACGGCCTGCTTCGCGCGCAACATCACTACCGGAGTGCCGGGTAACCCGACTGTCGGCGTTGCGGTCAGTCAAGTAAACCGATACACCCGCTGGGCCTTCGGCGGCAACACGAACTTCGGCCTGACGAACTGCACCAGCAGCGTCATCGACCAAGGCTTCGACTTCACCGGCAGCGTCGGCAATTCGTATTTCACGATCACGAACTGTCGCGCCGTGGATTGCGGAGCGGTCGGATTTAAGTTCGCCAACAGCTCGTTTAACGGGGTGGTGTCGAACTGCGTAGCCGAGGATTGTGGCTATTTCGGTTTCGGTGTTTCGGGCATGACCGAGGTGTCGAACCCGCTGGTGCGCAACATCACGTTCTCCAATTGCCAAGCCATCAACACAGGCAGCAACGGGTATTTCGGCACCACCTACGGGTTCTGCGTGCTACAGGGGCCGTTTAGCACGACGTACCCCCGCGGAATCCGCTTCCAGCACTGCTCGGCGGTGGACGAGCAGACGGTCAAGACGATGGACTTCGGGTTCTTCTCGAACGTCGTGCAGATCGAATGGCCGACCAGCGACTGGAACAAACCGATCAACAACACCTGCTACCAGTGCAACTCGGTCGGCCATGTGAGCGCGCCGTACTCGGGCATCGCGTTTTCGGCGGCGATGTTGACCAGTGCGAGTTCTGCGCCGACGAACACTGCGACCTGGGTGCCGGTGGACTTCAGCAGTTCAGTGTATGACCCCGCAGCGCTCCACAACACGGCGTCGAACAACCCGATCGTCTGGATCAAAGAGTCGGGCGTCTATCTTGTGGCCGGCACTGTTGTCTTCGACGCCAACGCCACAGGCACGCGCAAGATCAAGTTCCTTGTGAACGGCGGCGGGTCTTACCCCGAGTTCGAGGTGGCCGCTCACCCCACCAACATCACGACCGTTACAGGCACGCTGGTGATGTACCTGGAAACCGGCAACACGTTGCGCGTCGAGTCGTGGCAGGACTCCGGTGGCAGCTTGTCGGTCTTGTGGTCTAAGTGCTCAATGTCGGTAGCGAGGATTCAATAAATGCCGCAGATCAATCAACTCCCGCTTGTGTCGCAGGTCAGTTCCGGCGACCAACTGCCCGTCTACACCCCGCAGAACGGCGATGCGCGGCGCATGCCGATCAGCGCACTGTTGAACTACTTTGAGCAGCAGTTCGCATCGCCAACGCTTGTCACCAATTTCTACACGCCGAGCACTGGCTTCAGCATTGGTGTCCCCACGCCCACATCGTCGCAGTGGATGCTCTTGCAGCCCGCCAGCACCATCGCCGCTGGCACAATCACGCTGCCGCTGAACACCACGACGCCTGATGGCACCGAGGTGCTAATCACCAGCACGCAGACGATCACGTCGCTCGCCGTCGGACTCAACGGTGCTGCCCAGGTTTACGGCATCGTGAACCCCGGCACGCTTAACGCGCAGGACTACTTCCGACTGCGCTACGTCGCCGCGACGAACTCGTGGTATCGCATCGGTTGATCGGAGAACCATCATGACCACCACCACCGACTCTTTCCAGCCGAACTACGGCAGCGGCGTGACCGTGGCTCCGACCGCATCGTCGGCGTCTTCGAGCCTGGGCAACGGATCACTGAACGTCGTCGTGACTAACTTGTCCATTACCGTCACGTCCTACGTGCGAATCGGATCGGGTGCGCAAACCGCCACGACCGCCGACTACCCGGTGCTGCCTGGAACGCAGATCACGCTGTCCAAGGCGTGCAATGAGACCACGGTGGCCTACGTCACGGCTAGCGGCACCGGTTCGCTCCACATCATCGCTGGTCGAGGGCTTTGAAGAATGCTCCCGCTGACCCGTAGTCGTAGTCGTTTTCGATTTTTCGGGATTGCAATTCCACTGCCCGGTGCCCAGTGGCTTGTGCTTGCAAGTAGCGGCACTGTCTATGTGTGCTCCGCATTGGTTACGAGTTCAAATGGTACCAGCTATGGTGTTGTAAATTCCGTACTGATTAGCAACGGAACTGCATACAACCCAATTTGAGGAAATCATGGCAGCATACGAAGTTCTTACCATCAATACAAATATCCCACAGATTCAAGCACCGCAGAGTGGAGATACCTACTCTTTTCCGCGTGTCGCTGAATTTATCGCCGGCACCGCCGCCGCCCCCGCGCTGACCACGACCGGCGACACAGATACGGGGGTGTTTTTCCCTGCCGCAAATACGTGGGCGGTGGCGACGGGTGCGTCGGAGCGCATGCGGATCAGCAGCGGCGGCGATGTTGGTATTGGGACGACGAGCCCAGGTGGAAAGACGGAAATTAAGTCGGTCTCCTCCGGTGCAGTAACAACCGCACTGGTCCTTTCAAACGATGTTGCAAGCTCGGTAAACACGGGCACAGACCTAAGATTCTATGTCAATACGGGCCGCGAGGAGCGCTACGCGGCTATCCGCTCGGTGCAAGCCACATCTGGCAATTTTGCTGACCTTCGTTTCCTGACTTCCAACTCAGATACCCCAGTGGTTCGCATGACGATCACGCCGGCAGGAGATGTCGGCGTCGGGACTGCTTCGCCTGCGGCAAAGCTGCATGTCAGTGGACAAATCCGCACCGAAGCCCCGACAGGCGGCACCGCTGCCAACTGGCGACTCGGTACCGTTCACACGGTCAGCCCAACGTCGCCCAATCGCACCATCGAAGTCGATATCGGCGGCACGATCTACTACCTGCACGCCAAGACCACCAACGACTGAAAGGAACCACCATGAACATCCTCTGGCAAATCGAGTGGA